ACCAAAATTATCATGAATGCCTTTAGTATCTACATTTACGCTTAAATTTAAAAGATAATCATTTAAAGAACTATCTGTGCTAGATAAATTATAATTTTGAGTATAGTTACCGTAAATTATCCTGTTACCAATAACTTCTTGAGATAGTGCTTTTATAGGTACATTATCCCAAAGTCTTAATAATTGATTTTCAGGCAAAACACCATTAATAGTTTCTTTGTTTATTTTATAAACATCTTCGTCATTTCTTAAAGTATCTACAACGTAAACAGAGGGTGAACCTTCTTCTTTGTAAAGTATGTCTACAGAAACAACATCATCAGGCTTATTGTACATTATTGATTTTTGCCCCGTACCACCAAGTGTAATTTCTTTAATAGTATTATTCATACCAAAATTATAACCATCACTTGGGTTGTATACAAATCCACCAGGATCAAAAACTACATTTGTAAATGGTGCAAATGAAGAATATTCCCCGTCTTCGTATTTATATCTGTAAGAAAATCTAGGTAATTTCTTTTCAAAAATAATATCAGCTTGTGTTGATGAATCAATAGCAAAATCTAACTGCGTGTTATTAGCAAGAGGCACTGGTGCAACACCGTTTATACTAGTAATTTGAAACTCTGCTTTAGCTTGAGTACTATCAATTCTTCTTATGTTTACGTTACTAATTTTCCCTTTAAAAGTATTTCCACCCCCTGATTTATTCTCAAACACAATGCTGTTTGGGTAATTTAGATAAACCGTGGCTCCTGTTGTACTATTTACATACGAAGCTGGACCGTCGACAAAAAACCCACCATATTGGTCATTAACAACAAAAGAGTAAGTACCAGCGTCACTAGTCGATAAATCATCAAGCGGCTGCGACGCAGTAGCGTCATAAGTAGTTGTGGAAGGATGTTGAACGTAAAGAGCTTGAGTTGTGCCTATATCACTATTAAATAACTTTATCATTAACCGACCTTCTAATTCTGAGTTTGAGTTTTCATCTAAATCAAAAGATATTACATAATGTCTACCATCTTTTATCTCTTCTCCACTACTTGCGTGATAAGTGTAATAGACTAGTTTTTCATTAGCTGATCCATTAGTTACCTCGTGTCCACCACCTTGTGCTTGAGCCCAACCATTTCCAACTCCAACATGCTCAAACGGAATGTCATGGCCTGAATTAGAAAATTCATTATAATACCAATCTGTTATAAAAGCTTTTATATTCCAATCGAAACTTAAATCTAGTGGCAAGGTTGGTGGATTACCAGGTGAGTCAAATTTTTTCAACAAAACAGTGTCACCTTCGCTCCAATCTAAAGTAAAGTCATTAGATCCGTGTATGTCTGTTTCTATTACTGCTTGAAATTTATCCCCAACATTTAATTGTGAAAAGTCATAAATCTCTCCCTCCACTGAAGAATTTAAAAAACTATTATAATAACTAGTACCAGTAGATATAGTAACAATTCCAGTATACGATTTTGAAGCGTCTCTAGTTTTATCTTTTTCTAATGTTAAAGGAGATTTGGGGGCTTTTTTTATAACGGTAATATCGTCTAAGTGAAGGTGTCTAACATTTACACCGTTTATATGTAATTGAGTTTGACTTATAAAATCAACAGAACCCTGTTTGCATCGATCTATATTTATTTTTTTTGGCTCGTTAATGTTGTCCGTCCAAAACAACATGTCGTCAATTATATTTATACCTGTTATAATACTACTAGAACTAAATTGTAATACTTCATTGGAATTATCAACAACGACAGGTGTAACAATATTATTCTTTATGTCATACTCTAAAATATAAGATGATCCTGATTCAAAAAACGATATTGATTCTATTTCTACGCTTTTATCAAATTGCTGACCGTTTATAAGTTCAAACTGTAACCTCATATTACGCGAATTACCATTAGATGCTTGATTAAACACAAAATTATTTTTATATAATAAATTTGTAGAAATATTGGTATTACCACTAGGGCTCATATAACCGCTACTAGCCAAATAGTTATCGTTTAATGGTCTATAACTAGAGTTTGCGGGCGCTGAGTAACCCGCTAAAAAAACCTTGTTTAACGCAGGATCTCCATTGCTGAGCTCTGCGGTTCCAATATTATTAGTACCAAACTGTATTTCTACTTCGTATCTTTTACCATCTATCAGTTGTAGCACAGCACCGTTATCACGAGTATAATAACCTGGATAACCAGGAGAACTTGGAGCTGTATTGCTACCATCACCAGCTGTTGCAATTGTAATTAATGATCCATCCGGGGCGTGAGTGCCGGTCATAAAAGAATTGTTCGCAGTGTACCAATTAGTATCATCAGCAAGATTACTAATGGGTGAATTAAGTTCTATTTCATCACCAACATCCCTAATAAACCAATATATTTTATCATTCTTCTCGTCGGCAATACTTGCTATACACACTGCTTCATCAGTCATAAAATTTTGATTACTAATCAAAGTATTACCTAAAATATTTTGAACTGTACCAACTTCTCCACCGTCTGAAGTTGACACTTGAATATTTTCTGCATGTCTATATTGTCCATTAGGAACAATTCTCTCGTCAAGATCCTTGTTCATTTTACCACCGGTAAAATTATGCTTAATCTCTGGCATGTATTACGATTTTATTTGTTTAGATTTGTTTCTTAAAATTTGGGTTATTTCATTTAGTTTTATATTTGATAACCTTAGTTTAGCATTTCTTTTTGAAGTTCTTTTTTCTTGTTTGTACCTTCTTATGGCATATTCTGGAACGTTGGGTCTAGCGGACATAACATCACATACCATTGATTTATACATAGCTTCTTCTGCAAACTTATGTACTTGCATTTCACCATCGGTTCCAAGACTATCACTTATATAATCTAAAATTACAGTTTTACCACTAATGGTAGAGCTAAAGTTAATATATCCTTGTAAATTATCAATATAAAAACTACCGTTTTCTTGAGCAAACTCTGGGGATAAACCATATCTTCTACCTTCGTTCAAATGTAAACCTCTTTCTTGATCGTAACTATAAGAATCGTTTGTATCATTAGAACTTGATTTATAACTATCCCAAGTAGAAGAATCTTTGGTTGCATTGTTAGAGCGTGCAAGTGTGCTTGGTGGTACTACATTTTTAACAGAAACTTCATTAACAATATTTTCAAAAACATATTGTTTTGGAAACACAGCTGGAGTTCCTTGTGACTGAATATTTCTAGAGCCATAATCTTCTCTACCTGTAACCTTTACAAAACTTGAAATTATAAAATAAACTTTGTCATGTGCAGATACATCAACCTCTAATTCTTTAAAAGTGTCTGTACCAGCATCACCAGTTCCCCATTCTATATAACCTAAATTAGGTTTTTCATTATTTCTACTAAAAAAATTGGGATTGTATAAAGAATTATTTTGTTGTGAAACATAAGGTGGCCCAACTGTTCTTGAGTTTGTATCTCCTGGTTGGGTTTGAATACCTATAATAACTTCACCGTCAGGAACATCTGCACTGTGACCAACTCCAGCTAAGTGGTCAGCGTCTCCAAAAACAATAGATGAAGTATTTTGAAAAGCATTAACAACGGCAGAAATATCAAGAGAGTCTATTCCAACTGTATCTACTTCGTGCCAAACAGCAAGTACTTTACCTTCAACACCAGTGTTTCCACCACCTATACTAACGTAAGAAGAGGTGTGGTGGAATCTCAACACTTGTCTAGAGTTGTCTATACCAACCTTAAATCCACCACCATGTATTCTATCTATGTTACCAGCGCTACCACCATTACTTTGATCTAAAGGGTCTGCTGAAAACGCTACGTTTAAAGGAGTTCTTGTCCAATCGGTACTTAACACCCCGTTAGAAGCCTCAAAAAAGTTATCGGATATTAACTCAGAGTCTTCAGAGAATAAATAATCACCATCTGGCTCTTGTAAGATTGAGAAAGGATTTGACGTGTGTTTTGTAGGGTAGATAGGATGTTTTATACCTTTTGTATCCACCCACGAAACTTGAGTGTAATTAACATAGTCTCGTGGTAGTATCATTTTTAATGAAGGTGGTAGAGTTATTTCGTGGGATTTTACAGATTTAAAAGTATCAAATGACAGCTCTTGCAATGCTCTCATTGCGTGAAAAGCAATATCCGTTCTTTTTATTTTAGGTATTATTTTATCTTCACCAACATAAGCGATTTGAAATTGACTTATAATAGCATCTAAAGACGTAAATTGATAGTCCCCATAATTGTTCCCTTGGTAATAACTTTGATCTGTTCCTTTTAATAATCCCATTTATTTATTGTTTTTCTTGTTGTACCTTAGCTCCTTCAAGTCCTATAGCAGCTTGAATAAGTTGAGGTCTTTCTATTGATATACCAGCTAAAGCTAATATTCTATATATTAATTCACTTTCTTCTGACGGATGTAATTCAAAATCTTGAGAGTTGCTATCGTTTAGAAAGAAAGGCTTGTCTTGAACCATTTGATAGTTCCAATTTGGTTTTTCAGGCTTTCTTATATAACTAATACTTACCCTATCTATTGTATTATCGCTAGACGGATAAGGATATACTTTTAATCTATCTTTACTGCTGTTTGTGCCATATCTACTATATACAGGGCGTTTTTTAGACCATTTTACCAATGGAGAATCACTATATGTATTCAATTCTGTTAACTGTATCTCTTCAGCAACTTTAGAACCAGCTTCACCTTGCCATCTAATTCTAACCATTGTTAGTCTATAAAAATTTGGAAAATCCTCATTTAAATTAATATCGCCGTAAGTACCAAGGACAGTAGCAGCATTATCATATATTTCAAATAAACTTATTTTTTCTTCTAAGTTATTTATCATATCAGCATACTCTGTATTATTACCAGGTATTCTTCTAAATTGATTTAGATCGTAAAAATATTGTTCGAAGATTTCTTTTTGGGCGTGGTCAGCAAATAAGTTAAACTCCTGTGGAGTTATGTAGCCCCTTTGTTCTTTGTTAGCGAGTGCTAATACTTTTTGATATACTGTATCTATACTTATTGCCATAATTTGTTTTTTGTAGTTTGCGATCGCCCCGAAGAGCGACCGCTCCTACAGTTTGATTACTTTAATTGTTTTTCTATATTTGCATATATTTCCATACCTTCATCAGTTTTAAACCAAGCGGCTAAAGCTGAATATGGATGCTCGTCAAAAGGTACGTTCATTAGTTTTCTGTCATTAGAACCCCATGAAAAAGTTCTTTGATCAGAAGATAATTTTAATATACCTAACTCTGTAGCTTTAATACCAAAGTTTCTAAGTTGAACGTTATCATCGTTAACTAAATCTAAAAACAACTCTGGGTTTCTTTTAGCATATAATAATAAATCACGTTTAAGTTCTTTAGAACTCATCTCTGACACTCTAGAACCTATTTCAACCCTCATGATAGCTTCAGCCATATCAATATCCATGTTCATTGCTTCGTTTAACGCTTCAACTTCCATTTCTAAAACATCAATCTCACTTTCTGCCACAACTTTTGGCTCGTGCTCGTAATATATTTGATCTTTGTTAGGGTGATATAAACTTAATAGTTTCTGCAATACTGTTTTTTCTTTTTCTACAAATAAATTGCCATTTCTAAAAATAATATGATCTAATCTTTGATCACCTATCATTTCGTCAACAAATGGAGTTTTTTGATTTTGACAGTATTTAAGTTCTCTTTCGTAACCTTTTTCTTCGTCAAAATAGTAAATATTAGCAGATCTAATCATTCTAGACAAAGGTTTTTTATTACCCTTTAGATAGTACATTCTATCTTTTATCTCCCATTCTTTTTTTGAAGGTTCAACTTTTTTAGGTTTTGGTGTTTCAACAACTGGTGTTTCAACAACAGGTACCTCTACCTCTTTTTTTGTTTCTTGTTTTTTTGCCATAATATAATATATAATAAAATTAATAAAAAATAAAAGGAGGGCAGAGAGCGTTTACATGCATGCCGCCCTCCTTTTAATAATAAGTTGCTTATTTCATTAACATGAAATTGTTAGCACCTTGAGTAACTAAACATCTTTCAGAAAGCATGTGGAGTTGCATTGCATCTAAAGCAGATGTAGCAGCACCAACCGAACCAGTAGTCCATGTTTTCATTCGTCTGTTGTCAGTTTGTGAAGCTCTGTATCTAACATGTAAGAAAGGACGTTTCATGTTCTTTCCTAGTTGTTGGTCATACACAGAAGATACACCAGCAGGGACTACAACCCCTCTAATTGCGTTAGCACCAGCAGTAGCGTTTACACCACCTCTAGTAGCTAAGTCATTTAAGTATCTCATGTCAGATTTGTAGAAGTCATAAGAACCTCTTCTGAAACCAGAGAAACCTAAATTTAATGCCATATCCTCAGAGTTGTTGAATACTCCATAAGAAGTACCACCAGCACCATAAGAATTCATAGAAGCTAACATATCATCCATTGCAAGAGACGTAGCTCTGTTTACGAATAACATATTTTCTTCAATAGCACCTTGCTTGTCAAACTCAGCCAAGATAGCGTCAAATTCAGCTAAATCAGTAGCAGCGTTAACACCAGTTACACCAGAAGTTGTATTACCTCTATCTTCGATAGCAGCAAATAAACCTTCAGTACCAACTGTATCACCAGTAGCGTTTCCTAAGAAAGCGTCAACACCTTGAGCAGCACCAGAAGCACCAGCGCCAAAGTTGTGAGAGTTGTCATCACCAAGCTCACCTTCTAACATTGCCATTTCTAAATAATCAGTGAAACGAGCTCTTGTATCAGCCTCAGCTTTTAAGTACCAAAGATAACCACTTTGTCCAGTTTCAGAAGTTACTTCAACCCAACCAATTTTAGAAGCATCAGATCCTGATATTTCGTAGTAATCTCTAATTATAATTGGTTTGTTAGAAAAAGTTTTGAATTTTGGCTCAATAGCTTTTCTAGTGTCAGCAGCAGCTGCACCAGCAGCAGTATAGTAAGCCATACCTTTTGCATATTCAGAACCGTAAACCATTAAAGTTGTACCTTTGTTAGTAGCTAATGTAGCGACTGTACTACCGTCATATATAGCTATAGTAACGTCACAATCATTAGTACCAGCAAAACCTGTTACTAAACCTTTGTAAACACCATTAGCATTCGATATAATAACAGTATCGTTTAACTTAACACCGTGTGTTACTGAAATACCAGCTTCAGCGTAATTATTTCCATCAATATCAGATTGAATTGTAACTGTAGGAGTGTTGTCTCCACCACCATCAATGTCACATAAATAAGATAGATGTAAACGACCTTGCTCAGACCAAATAACTTGGTCAGCAGTCATCGCTTCTTCAGCACCTACTTGAGCTAAGAAACCTGAAATAGTTCTTTGTCCGAATACTTCAGCTTCTTTCTCCATTAGGTCTGGTACATATTGTTGTCCCCATCCAGACGAGCTGTTGAGGTCTAGGTAATTTGTAGATAGTGTTTGCTTTATTGGAGCTGGAACACTATTCAAATTAGTTCCACCTGTAATTGCCATAATTTTGTAATTTTAAATTGTTATTTATTTTTAATTTTAAACTTAAAATCAGAAGAGTTGTTACCTAATACTTTTACTTTCATTCCACCCGCCTCAACAACACCATGTTGTTGTCTTGGGTCCATATTAACATTTTTAGCTTTAGCAACACTATTTTTCATAGCGTCAGCTTTTCCTTGTTCATAAAAATGATTTGCAACTGCATCAGCGTTCATGGCTGTAAATAGCGATTTGTGATAACCTTTAGCGTCTGTCAAAGTAGAATTTTTATCAACAAACTTTGCTGTAAAATTATTTAAATTACTTTGAGACTCTTTAACGTTTTCAACATCTTTGACATTAAACCTAAACTTTTTATCACCGACTTGGTATTCAAAACCCTTAAACTTATCGCTGAACAAATCGTTTGTTTTTTGTTCAAATATTTTACTGTTGCTATCTACAACTTTTTTATTTGCTTCTGACTCTTTGTTGTATCTATTAAAGAAATCAACAGCTTTTTGTTGTTCATTGGTCAGCTTTGACCCAGCTTTAATTTCTTCATAGTATTTGGACTTTTGCCCGTCCAGATGGGCCTTAGCACTGGCAACTTGCTCTTTTAATGCTAATTTTTTTCTTCGTATATCTCTTTCTTCGTCAACTTCTTCGTCGTAAGAGAATTGATCTTCCATAAGGAAGTTAATTTCTTCACCGTTTAAATGAGGTTTTGTTTGTTTGTAATACTCGCGTAATAAATCTTGATCTTCTAAATTAGAATAATCTTGATTAAGTTTAACATAGTCATTTAAATCTCCTCCAGTTTCTTCCATAAAGTCCATTAACTTTTGGATATTCTCTGGTATTGGTTTGCCAGACGCTTCTGCTTCAGCAATAACTTCTTCTATTTTTTCTTCAGCTTCTGCAACCTCTTCTTCAGTAGAGTCTTCAGTTATTTCTTCTAATACTGACTCTTCCTGTGCTTCGGTTTTCTCTGGTACTTCTTCTTGTTCTTGTGTGGGCTCGGCATTTTCAAGCTCTGCAACCACTCCGCTGTCGTCAGCGTTATCTTCTTTAACTTCTTGATTGGTTTCATTTTCTTCTTCTTTTGGTTCTACTGGTTTGTCTAGGTTTACTTTTGTGATATTATCTTCTGTTTCTGTTTTTTTAGATAAATCTACTTTTACAACTTCTTCAGTTGCTTTTTCTTTTTTCTTTGCCATAATATAATATAATAATAGTTAATAATTGTTAGCTTGGTTCGAAAGAGCCTAAATCAAAACCCGCTCCTAAGTTATCATTACCTGCTGACTCAAAGTTTTTAGGTGATTTTGCATTATTTCTTTGGTCAATAAGCTCACTTTGTTGCGTTGCTTGTATTCTAGTTCTTTCGTCCTTGCGATCTTCTTTTTGTTTTTCCTTATCGTTAATTTGAGAAGTTTCCACGCTCTTTAATTGCATGTTATACTCAAACTCTTGAGCCATTAGTTCTTTTTTAGCTTGAACTTCAAGCTGCATCTTTTCCGCATCCATTTGGGATTGCGCTTGCATTAATTGAATTTTACCTTGATTTATAGCTTGATTTTTTTGAACTTCAACTTGAGCAGCTTTTTCTGCCGCCTGTGTATTTGATTTTGTTTGAGCTTCTATATTTTCAAGCTGTAACTGTCTGTCTCTTTCTTGTTTTTTAGTTCTTCTTAATTTCAACACTTGGTTTGCTAGTCTTAGACTTTTTATCTCTCTTACATCTATAGCGTCTTCAAGATCTATACTTTGTTGTTGAAGAGCCATTTGAATATTGTTTTCTAGCATTTGCTTTTCTTCTTCGTCTGGTTGTAACTCTATAAATATGCCAAAATCATATAAATATAAATCTTTTACTTCCTTTAATGTAGCAACGTTATGAGCTCCTATAGCTTTTATAAAAGCATCTTTTGTTGGAGAGTATTCTAAGATGTCAGATATTCTAAGTGATAAGCATTCTGCGATTTCAGCGGTTAAAAATAATCCAGATTGTAATATATGTCTTGTTGCAGTGTTACTATTAGCCGCTGCTAATTTTTGCACACCTACTAAAGCGTTTTTATCTGGCATACTACCATCTCTAGCTTCGTTAAGCCCGGTGGTATCTCTTATCATTTGTAAATAATAATTATAGTTACCAATAAGAGCTTGCATTTTATTACCACCAGATCCAGATGTTATTTCTTGTATTGGCACTTTACCAGCGTTCATGTCACCATCTTGAGTATAAGATCTACCTATAACAGATCCTGTTTGGAAGAACATGTTTAAAGCTTCCTGTGGATTATAATTTGTTCCATTACCTAAATCAACTTCAGCTAAACCATCAGCATCTAAATACACGCCATCTGGAACCATACGAGATAATACTTGTTGTATTTTTAAATGAGTTAACTGTATCATATCAGCAAAGCCGGTTACACGACTAACTAAAGATTCAATACGACCCTCATACATTCTTGGTGCAACAATAGAATAATTCATCTTAACCTTAGTATAATTACTTTTAGGTCTCATCATATTCGTTGCTAATTCCCATCTTAAAAGTTTTTCAGTGCCAACTATTAAAGCTCCCTCATAAAGCACCTCTATAGACTTTTGTAACTTGCCAAAATCACCATCCATATCTTTTGGTGGATTATAAGCGTCTGTTTTTGATATAATTTTTGCAGCACCACTACCAGTTGT